TCAAATTTGTCGGTATAGTTCTTCATCAGTTGTTTCTACTTTCTTAACTTGTAGGGGTTTACCGGGAGTATTGAATATTCCGGCTTTAACTACGCACTTAGCCCATTTCGCTTTATCACCAAAATGGATCAAAATAACTCTAGGATTTGGGCAAATTTTGTATACCCAAGCCTGTCTAGGCTTTGGTAAAATCGTTTCCTCAAATTTAATAATATTTATTACTGAAGTTCGGCTGACCTTTACTTCCTTCGCTATTTTGTCATACGACAAGCCTTCCTCTCTCAGCATTAAAATTCTTTTCTTTTTGCTATCTGAAATTTTCATATTTTTGTCACTAAGCTGATCCTCCTTGCTATCCATTCCATCACATGAGCAGTAATGCCGTTTCCTAGCATCTTGTATCGCGGTGCATCTTTTACCTCGATGACCTTACCTTTCTTTATCCAGCGGTTATCGACTAACTCCAAATCCTCCCGGTATTGTGTGAAATTGTCAGTCAGTCCTTGGAGGCGTTCAGCCTCCAATGGAGTGATTCTTCGTACTTCAAAATCATGTGCAACTGCGTGTTTGTCAGCAGATGTAAGTGTGTATTGAACACCCTCATCACTAATACCAAGTCCATTGGTATCAGACTTCTTGTTTCGTCCGATGGATTTACCAGCAAGAGCATAGCAAACTTTTGCTCCAGTAGCGTTACTTATCCCGGTAGCTGTGGTTATTGTTGGAGCGACATCTCCTGTGACTACTCCAGCATAAACATTGCAACCAGCAACCAGCGGTAGGTTATTTCCTCCTGTTCCTGCTTTCTTTGTTATAGTCGGACAAAGGTCGCCACAATCTTTGATTCTAGAGTCTTGAGCATGATTTTCGTAGCATGGGCCTTCGGCAACCATAGGAAAATTGTCAGCTCTTGAGTAATCATAACAAGTAGTCTGTAAGGCACTTGTTATTTCGTCGCAGACAACTCCAATGCCTTTCTCAGCATCGGTGGTAGTAAATCCAGCTTTCCTCGCTTTTCTGCCCTCCTCAAAATGCCCTGACACGCGGTGCTTGAAAGAGAATATTTCTTCAATGGCTTCTGCTCCAAGATCGACGAGAGACCCAAGTACAAACACTCGCAACCGCCTTTGAGGGACTGCTCGCCTAACTCCTCGTTTGTCGCTCCCTCGATCCTGTGGAAAACTGAAGGCGACGTGTTGACTGTCCAAGTGCGTCCATCCGATTTCACGATGCCCGACTTCGGATAGGTCTTTGATGAGCCTAGCAAAGTCTTCTTTATCTCCGCTGGACATAAGTCCGGCAACGTTTTCGGCAAGCGAGAGGATAAGCCCACGCTCTTTAAGGTCGGAAATAATTCTGATTGCTTCTCCATATAAATTGCTTCTTTCACCATCTATGCCTTTACGCTTCCCGGCTAAGGAAAGATCCTGGCATGGAAATGAATATAAAACTCCATCTGCATCCGGCAGATCGGATGCTTTTACTTTCTCAATGTCTGAAAATAATGGGACATCAGGAAAGTTGTATGCAAAGACTCCTGCTGATTGTTTATCGTTTTCAATACCAGCAACAATCTCATGTCCTGCTCTATGAAGCCCAAGGTCACCACACCCTGCTCCGCTGAACATTGAAATCCAGCGAAATGCCATTACTCGACTCTCCTTCCGTCAATAACATCCTGCTCCATTGCATAGAGGTAAAACCACAAATCGATTACCTCTTCTTTGCACGCATCTATCTTTTGCAGTAGGTGCATTCGTGATAGACCCTTGTCTCCGTTTGGGTTGTGTTCCAAAATCCCCTTACGGAATTTTGCTTTCGCTTCGCTTTGAAATTTAGTCAAAGCATCCTCCATTAATTCTTCATCCTTCATTGGCTTTCCTTTCACGTATTGCCTTAGCAATGTCCTCTAAGGCTTGGGCTGTCTGTAAATCAGCCTCTCCTAAGTAAACTTGTATTCTTTGCCACTTGCTCGCCCTGCGATCCAAGATTCTTACATTAGCTCCATAAACTTGAGCAATTAGTTCGTCTCCGTATTTGTGCTGATCCTGTGCTAAGGTAAGTGCGACCTTGCCGTCTAAATGAATTTTCTTGTTGGAATAAGTGGCTTCTCCACGGCAATCTTTCATTTGACGTTCCCACATTTTGAATGTGATTCCATGAGCCATATCGCCATGTCGAGTGTCCTCTCTATGTTCCCACTCAGACATTAATACCCACCAGTTTTAGTCACGCCTAGTTCGTGATCTTCGTAATATCTGTAATTCCCAATTGCTACATATCTTAAGCAATCAGGAGGGTCTTTAGTCACAGCTTTTGGCCCATGATCGACCTGATAGTTCTGACAGCAATGTATCGTGTTTCCGCACTTATCGCTGAATATGAGCTTAGAATGATTGTCGAAGCCCGTTGGCTTCGACGTATCGTATGCTAAAAGTGAATTGATTGCTTGAAGTCCTGTCTCGATATCCAAGCCGTCTGCTGGATTAACAAATATGCCTTCATCAGCAAGATCGCTAATAATATTGGAAGTACCCTCTGCCTTTTGATAACTCGCAGAACCGAGGCGAGGGTCGATGATCATATCGACGTTCTCCAAGCCTTTCGTCATCTCTTTGATGATTTCGGCATAGTCTTTTATGCCATAGCCATTTGGCTGACAGGCTTCTCCTGCGATTCCGTGATTTCCTTTTTCTAAGTCTGCCCAGGCTCCATAGGATGGGTCAGGAAATTCATCGATGACATAGTGAATGTCATTAGATGCAATAGCTACAAGTATCATGAACCAAGGTTTTGCCCCTGCTGGATCAATACTAAGGACATAGGTACATGGATTGTCCTGTGGATTCTTGATCACAGGAATCTCACTATGTTTCATTATGACCTTGTCATCTAAATTTCTGAAAACAGTTCCTGCTGGTTTTGTAGGAACTCCGTAGGCTCTCGTTAAAATCTCATCACGGCTTGAACCTTTGAGCTGATTTTTAGTAGCAGTCCAAGAATTGTAAGGATTATCCTGAGTATGAAAGTAGACGATTCGGGCATTCCTGATACTTTGCTGTAAGACAGGCACTTCATCGTTGTTGAGAAGCACCGCTGGTCTTGATTCCAAGGTTCTCGCTCCTGACAAATATTGACTAACCACATTTGTCCAACCTGAGACAGTTGTGAAGCTACTGATAATGCGAGCAGGGATTCCTTTGGAATCCGCTCTTGTCAAAACACGAAAACGAAGGGTGGAAATTAGATTAGCAGAATACTCCTCATCTAGCCATATTCCCCACGATTGTGTTCCTTCAGCAGGTTCGCCTAAAAGACCACATTCACCTCCCTCAATTGTTTTTACATCCTGCTGAAAGTTTCTGAACACACAAGTGCTACCATTAGGGAGAATGAAAGAGCTGGAAGTAAAGCCGTTCTTACTGCTGTAACTCACATAATAGGTTCGCGAGCGACCAAGCTTCTTAAACTCTTTGGGCAGATATTTGTAAATAAGAGCCTGTTGAAAAGCTATGCTGTTTTGCGATGAAGTCGTGAAACACCAAATTACCGCACCAGGATTTTTCACAAGAGTCTGTACCACTCGCTTTGCACAATATTCGCTCTTTCCCGATCTGTTACCTCCAAGAATTAGTAGCTCGCTGTGATCCGCTAGTTGTTCGTCTGCAAGCTTCCAATGCGGAAGTTCAGTTCCATAGCGATAAGGGTCGTCCTGCTCCCTTTGGATAGCACCTTCTCTGCTTTCCCAATATTGCAGGAGCTTCTCTGCTCCCATTGCAATTTGCTCCCTACGAGAAGGGATTTCTAAAATTGGATGATGTGTCCAAGTTAGGCTCACATCTATGGTGGTGTCGCCTGATTTCGTGCAGGAAAGTTTTCAATTGCGAAATATTTTTTATCTGAGGGAACTGGTCGCGGAAATCCAGCGACCCAAAGCCTGACCCCCCTCCCCCCTTATTGGTTGCCACAAATGCTTGACAGCAAAATTATTTCACCAGGATCTTTCCCTTATAAATAGAGGGCTTCAGCGATTAGAGCAGTAGATTCGTAGTCTGCTAATAAAACTTTTTTCAATACTCCTGCGAAGGAGGCGACACAACTATTCAAAACTTTAAGGCACTTGCACCTATAAATTTATGAATAGACCAATAGTAAAGTATAAGCGATTACCAAAGCTAGTTAAACCGAGAGGTCAGGGCTTTGAGTATCATTTAGTTAAACGCAAAGGCAATATAGCTTGGTACGAAGCTCGCTACCTTAATGGTAGCGAGCTAAAAGGCTGGGTAGTTGCTAAGATTAGAACGAGAGGAGAAGAGAAGTTTCCTGATGGATACACTCTTCCACCTAGAGAAATCTTTCCGAAAGAAAGTAGGTTTGGAAAAGATGGATGGTTTTATATGCCAAAGTCTCGTTCAATTGCTGAAGAGCATTTTGTTAGCCTTACGAAGAAAGGAGCCAAATAATCATGCCAACGAAAAAACGAAGGATTAACATCATACCGGACAACCTTCCGGCTGTAACTACACCTGAAGAGACTTGTCCAAGTTTGTTTACTGGACAGAAGCTTGCAGAGAAAGACCCGGAGAAGTATGCAAGGATCGTTCAAAGCCTGGGCGAAGGAAAACCTCTCTCGCGGATCGCGAAAAGCGAGAAGGTCGCACCGGAAACTGTCTCGGCTATTCTGAAGAGAGAGAACAAGAGCGTAGATGCGGTGCAAACTTTAACCGCTGGTCTTACTAGCTATGCTTCCCAAGCTTGTGTGATGAAGATCATCGAGAAGCTGGAGAAAGATGAAATCCCTGCCGGGGTTCTGCCCATTACCTTTGGTATTCTTCGCGACAAGGAGAAGAACGACCTTGGTATGGCTACCAGCGTGATCGAGCATAAGGCATCAGTCAGCATTGAAGATGTAAGACGAGAATTAGCTGAGATGAAGAAGAATGCTATCGATGCTGAGACGGCAGAATAAGACAGACCTTTACCTTGCTTTTCATGGCAAAATTTTGCCATAAAGTGGAAGTGAAAAAAAAGAAAAATATCTTTTCTGAATTACAGAACAAAGAAACTTCTGAAGGTTACAAATCATTTACGAAAGGTATTTTCGTATTTTGGTTACTTTTCTTCACATATTTGCTTTGGGATAGAGGTTACTACCTTATTAACTCGTTTGAGGAGAAAACAGGATGGTTTATAGGTCTAACTATGCTCTACATTCCGGGTAGAGTCTATCAAAGCTTTCGGAAGCTACCATTTACTCGGTATGATTATAAATGGATAGGCGTAATTATAGCCTATCTAGTGTCAGTTTACTGCTACGACTTGTATGATGAATATCAGTATAGAAATTATGCTATTGACTCAGGACATGGTGCTTATGTAGAAATTGAAGATATAGTTGCTATTGAAGACTATTCTGAAAGGAGAGACACATTACATTTATCTTTAGTGAATGGAGATAAAATTGAAATCGAAGACCCCTATTTCATATCAAGGAAATATTCTAGGAGTAGATTTCATGTAGAAAGGTTACGAAATGAGCTTCAGGACTGA